CTACACGACCCTACATGTACGCCTAAGTGCCACCCTACGCCGTGCTAAATCGCGAGGCCGATTGAGAATCGGATCCGGAAGTAGTCTGCTCGGTATAGTTTGATTGGTGACAGCTCGGACGCCTAACACGTGTTCGCGCCTACTTACGTAGGATCCTCCCAGCTGAGAGGACAAGTACATTTTCTTCCATGCAATCTTGCATGGTCCAACCTCAACCAGGGCAGTGGTTTCGCCTTTAGGTTTTGTTAAAAACCATTGTAAAAGGCCTTGCCAACCAAGTAAGCTGCTCCGCACCGTCACGCTCTGCGCGATCGGGTGTACGGAATACGTGGTTTGTAACTTCGGACAGTATATAACAGTCTTACCAATAGATAATCTATTGATGTAACTGTTCCATCGAATGATTAGCTTTGGAGAATTGCGACGCCAACTAAGCGCTGCACTCTCTACTGACGTCATAAGAGGAAACCGTCTATAACCTTGTTTTAACGACTTAGCATTAAAAAAGGAGGATCGAAGGTACGCTCGAATTGCCCTAGCAGTATGCTTGAAACCTTTGGAAAAAAGGTCCCATTCATACTGCAACAACGCAGTAGTTGTTTCTGCGCTGGGTGCTTCAGTTAGCCGTTTTTTAAAACGGGTTGGGGTAACTATGATGCCATCATAAGCATCAATCCCACACGACTCGCGAAATCTGGACTTGATATAACACTTATTGGGATTAAACTTAAGCCCAAAAGCTTGCATTATATCGATTACATCTGCGGCATACTGTGATCGTGTTAATAGATCATCGCCGTAAACATAAACATCCTGCGAATGCTTTATAGCATCGTGGGGCTTCGCACAGAAAAACACTGCTGCACGAAGTAACGCGTAATGGACGACTGACATGACGGGGAAGCATAAAGCTGATCCCATAGGTGCGAATTTATTGCACGCTATTTCTCTGCGTGTGCCATCGAGATTCGGTATTGAAACAGTTTGTTCAGATAAAGCCAATAAAGCATCCCGAAGCTTTGGGACTCGCTTAAAGAGGCGCTGAATATGCCATTTCATAACCCGGTCGGAAGCATCTTTCATATCAAGGGTAGCATACATGTCATCTATTGATGATTGATAGGCTAAAACACCGTTAACATTCTGGTCTGTAAAATTCACATGGCCAGATGTCATATAGTGTCCCTCAATATGCTTATACAGATCGTCTTTCAATCCCTGCTGCAAATACATATACCCGTTTGCAACAATACAGATCAACCTCCAAGAGAATGTATCCTTGGGGACTGCCTCGAGTCGTGCAGCAATGTTTGACTCGAGCTCTGCATCCATGTAGGATTTGAACTCATCGAACAGATGCCTATCGGATACATAATGATAGGTCGAGTAATCAAATAATCTGTTCGCTTGACTTGGCACAACCGTAGGGACCCATCTTTCATAATATCGAAGATGATTTGCCTCGGCTCCTGATCCTGGTCTTGGTACAATATTATCGAAAGCGAAATGCTTAAAAATATTATGTACCAAATCAGCCGCATACTCTGCGACAGCCTGGACCAACGGTGTAAAAACCGGTACATTGGAACACTCCTCGTCAAGAGAAACAAACGCCTTTATTTGGCGCTGCTTCAACTTGTTCTCATCGCAAGCCCCCTCATACTTAGAGAAGGCGCTTACTAATTGTAACAACACCCTGATTGACTGCGTACAGGGCGCATTTAATAACACACCGGATTCATCAAATACAGCGTTGTATAACCCATGCACAAAGCATGGGAGACTACCACCACGCATCCTACGTTTAAAGGATGCTAATGGCGTGAACGCTCCAGTCTCTATTGACAGTAGTAAATGTTTTTTGAGACCAGATAAAGTATTTGTGAAAAAGGATTCACCCTCGAACTGTCGTCGTAATGAGACAGTTTTTAAGTCGAGGATTAGCTCTCTTTCCGTATAACCCGGGCAGAGGTGCACGGCATCTTTCAAGATGCCAGTTATGATTTTGACAAGTTGACACTCAGGCATTACGGGTCTCCTAAGAAAAAGGTTACCTCCTGCCTATGTGCTCTCCCTAAAATCCCCCGCGCAGAAATGTGTCGGAGAATGTAGCAACACCAAGAAGGGATTCACCTTCTGCACAGAGTCTCAAAGCCGTGGCTTCGAGAGCTTTTTTGTGCCTTCCGATTGTAATATCGAGTGTGGTGGTGTACGCCTCGCCAGTGACCGCGTCATAATCCGTGTACTCAAAATGTGCATTGTGCCGATTTCTTTGTTTCGGCTTATTGGCATTCAGAGTATGACGGAAGCTAAGATTTTCATTAGCAGAAGACGCTACGGCCAAGTTAGTCCTTACAGATCCATTCGGTAATTGTTTCTGAATGGTAAGGTTGTGGTTGGTCGGAACTTGATCAGCGAGAACTAAAGGATTAACAAACATAGGATCTCCTAGTTGTATATAGGTTAAACGGTTATTTAGAGTTCCATGCCAGGGACAAGGACAGGGCAACAAGAGCCTGCCTCATGTTTGGCATCCGTAGTCGTGGAACGACGAGGCCCTTATAGGGCCATGTTGGTGTGCGATTATATATGGTGCTTTCCCAACCAGCAAAACATTTATTCTGGTTGAGTCTGGCTAGGTTCTCACAGACATAATAATTGTGAAAGAGCCTATCATCCAAGTGGTAACCATTTGAAGAATTCAGCTTGGTGGTTTCGAGATAATCCAGAGTGAAATGAGGAAGAATCCTCGTTTCGTCTAGAAGACTCAAGGTCTTACCTAAGGTGAACACATAGTCTACCAAAAATGAAAACGGTATACTGTTCCAAATGACTTCCCATGTAACATTCAACCCAGCTATTGTCCTTAAGAATCTGACGAAGTCCATATCGAGGCCTGGAATTTTTAACCAGACCTCAGTATGAAAATCAACGGTCAGCATCTATCCACGTGAGATATTATTAGCCCACGTGGTAGCTAATCGTG